GTCAGATGGGTGCGATTGAGAACCTATGGCACGGGTCACCACATACCTTTGACCGTTTTGACCTGAGCAAGATTGGGACAGGCGAGGGCGCACAGGCTTACGGGTATGGCGCGTATTTGGCTGAGTCGCCTGATGTGGCTCAAGAATATTACAAAAAGTTCAGCCTAAAGCCCGATGCAGAGAACGCAATCATTCAGTACGGTAGCGCGGATAAGGCAAGAGAGGCAACAAGCGCGAAGCTGGCAGTCCAAGGGCTTCCAGAGGTAGAGCGCAGACAGTACGAGCGCGTTCTTAGCCAGCTTGATAGCGGTTCTGACGCAAGCCTCTACCAAGCCCGTTTAGCATGGCCTGACGCTGCCCGTGAAGCATCCGACCCGTTAAGTCCTGAGAACTTCCTTGATTGGGATAAGCCGCTGAGTGAGCAGTCACCAAAGACTCAAGAAATACTTAAAGGTCTAGATGAGTATGACTGGTTGCAGGTTGTTGATAGGGCATATAATGATGATACTGGTCGTTATATCTATGATGCTGCGCGACTTGACTTTGGCGATGACCTAAAAAAAGCATCACAGGAACTGTATAAAGCAGGCATCCCAGGCATCCGCTACCTTGATGCAGGCTCTCGTGGCTCAGGCAAAGGAACAAGTAACTATGTAGTATTCGATGACAAGCTGATTGACATAGTAAGCCGGAATAATCAGCCAATTAAGAAATAACACACAAAGGTGATTTATGAACGATAAAATGATGAAAATGATTGAAATGATGATGTCCAAAAAGGATGGAAAAGAAGCCGAGGACATGGAAGAAGGCTATGAGGAAGATGAGGGCTATGAGCAAGACAAGGTCACCATCAAGTTTTGTGGCAAAGATGCGCTAAAAAAGGCACACGACCTGCTGATGTCTAGCTATAAGAAGTAATGTGCTAAATACTGCATATATTGACTATCAGTAATATGTAGGGCAAAACACAAACACCTACCAATGGGTTTCATTGGGCATAAATCTTAGGTATTCCTATGCAAATTGAAAACGAATCCGTGTTAGATAACACCGCATTATCCGAAGCTGACGCACAAGCTGAAGCAGAACAGGCAGAATCGGAAACTGTCGAAGCTGAAGATGACTCTGACTCCGATGAGGGCGAGGATGCCCCCAAAAAGAGTAAGAAGATTCAGAAGCGCATTGATGAAATCACTAAAGCAAGGCGAGAAGCAGAACGAGAACGCGACTTTTGGCGACTCCAGGCTGAACAACGGGCTGCAGCAGAAACCCAACAATCTGTTGGACAGAAGCCAACCCTTGAGCAGTTTGACTACGACCAAGAGCAGTATCTTGAAGCTTTGGCTGACTATAAGTTGCAAAGCAAACTGGCAGAAAAAGAAGCCCAGTCACGCACACAGCAAGTAAACCAGGATGAGTTTCAAGAGGTTCAGCAGTTCAAGCAACGCGAGTATGAGGTTATGTCGGAGTTTCCCGACTATCAGCAGAAAGTGTATGCAAATGATGTCCCGATTACCGACACGATGGCAAAAGCCATTCGCATAGATGAAAACGGTGCAAGGGTCGCATACTTCTTAGCTACCTATAAGGACATTGCTTATCGTGTTGCCAACCTTTCACCAAGAGAACAATTCCTGGCGATTGGCGACATTAGTGAGAAAATCAACCAGGCAACAAGTGCATCTGCTGCCGGTAAAGTATCAAATGCCCCTAGTCCTGTTCCGTCTGTTTCATCCCGTGGTGGTGCGGTATCTAAGTCACCAGAAAAGATGTCAATGGATGAGTGGATGAAGTGGCGAAGTAAACAACTATCTAAACGCTAATCAACTTCAATTTTCAAAGGAATAAGTAATGAGCAATACCATTCTCACCCCTGATATGATTACTAAGGAAGCCTTGCGCATCCTTCACCAGAAGGCCAACTTCATCGGCTCGATGAACCGTGCCTATGACGACTCGTTTGCCCAATCCGGTGCTAAAATCGGTGACAGCCTGCGTATCCGTCTGCCGAACCGTTATGTTGTCCGTACCGGTGCTACCCTGTCGGCTCAAGACACCACCGAGCAAGCAACCACCCTGCAAGTTAGCACCCAAAAAGGTGTTGACCTGAACTTCACTTCCAACGAGCTGACCCTGTCCCTTGACGATTTCAGCAAGCGCATCCTTGAACCGGCTATGGCTCAGTTGGCTGCTTCGGTTGAATCCGATGCCTTCAACATGGTCAAAGATGTTCCGAACGCTGTTGGTGTTGCCGGTTCTGCCACTACCTTCAAGAATGTCCTGGAAGCCCGTAAGAAGCTGTCTGACAACCTTGCCCCGACTTCTGAACGCCGTCTTATCCTGAACACCCAGGACAATGTGGACTTGGTTGATTCGCTGAAAGGTCTGTTCCAAGACAGCTCGACCATTTCGCAGCAGTATAAAGAAGGCATGGTCGGCAAGACTGCCGGTTTTGATGCCATCTACGAAAACACCCTGATTCCGAACTTCACCAATGGCGCAGGCGCAGGTTACCTGGTCAACGGTGCTGCTCAATCGGGTTCTTCGCTGATTGTTGATACCGGTACTGGCACTATGCCGAAAGGCACGATTTTCACCATTGACAATGTGTTCGCCGTTCATCCTGAGTCGCGTCTGTCCACTGGCATCCCGCAACAGTTCGTTGTGACTGCCAACTACACCGGTGGCGCAGGTACTGTGTCCATCTATCCGGCTATCGTGGCTTCGGGTGCTCTGCAAACTGTCAACGCTGTTCCGGCTGACAATGCTGCTATCACCGTCTACAACACCGCTTCGGATGTCACCACGACTTCGTTGGCCTTCCACAAAGATGCCTTCACCTTCGCTACCGCCGACCTGGTCATGCCGAAAGGCGTGGACTTCGCTGCCCGTGAAGTGTATGACGGTATCAGCATCCGTGTGGTTCGCCAGTACGATGTCAACAACGATGCCTTCCCGTGCCGTCTGGATATCCTGTACGGTTACAAGGCAATCCGCCCGCAACTGGCCTGCCGTATCCAGTCCAACTAAGGGTTGTTTTACATACCTTTGTAGTAATAAGATGGGGGGTAGAAATACCCCCCATTTTTTAAGGGAAGATTATGGTAACCGTAGGTGATTTAATTAAGGCTTCGTTCTATCGAGCCGGTATCCGCGACAACAGCCAAGAGATTGAGGGCGATGACATCACTCGCGGTATTGAAACCCTTAACCTACTGATGCACCGACTTGAGGCTGACGGCCTTGAGATTTCATGGGTAGATGTGACTACCGCAAACGACACCCTATATGTTCTAGACAAGCACAAACGGGCGATGATTTACATATTGGGCATGGACTTGCTTTCTGAGTATCAGCTTGAGCCGACTCAAATGTTCGCTGCTGCTGCCGATGATGCCTATTCGACCATGCTGCGCGATGCCTACGCAAATGCCCCTGTGCTGAACAATGTTGACCAACTGCCACAGACTTATATGTATTTCACCATAGTGAATGGGTAACAAATGGCTCTCACACCTGTCAACATACTTGGCGGTTTTTACACAGACGACACCCTGCCCGTAGCGAACCAGGATACGGTCAACTACATCCCTGAGATTGTAGAGGTTGCTGACGGGGCGCGTAGTCCTGTCCTTCTAAAGACCGTTCCGGCGAACAGGGCAATTACCCTGAACTCGTGGGATACTGGCGCGACACAGGCCACGCTTGTCGTTGATAACACACTTTACATTGTGGTTGACGGGGCTTTATTCCGTGTCGGCTTTCATGTAAACAGCGCGACCATGTATCCGGCAACAGGGACTAAGACTAGCGTGTTTGGTTCAGGTCGTTGCTACATGGACTTTATGCAGAACGGGACTGGCTACGACATCAGCATTTATAGCGGTCAGAACGGCTATGTCTACAATACGACCAATGACACCCTTACTCAGATTGAGGGCTTTGGTGGCTCATTAGCCTGTAACTTCCTTGACCAATACATGATTGGCGTGAAGCCTGATGGCACATCCTGGTTCACTTCTGATGTTGCAGACCCCCTGACCTTCAGCGCATTTGACCAGTATTCATCTGAGGCTTCCCCTGACCGCATTGTGGGCTTGGCTGTCACGAGCCGAGAGGTTTGGGTCTTTAACCAAAGCACCATTGAAACCTTCTACAACGCAGGCACTAGCTTCCAACGCAATAACGGCACGGTGATTCAGCGCGGTTGTTCGGCACGGGGTTCGATTCAGGTCATTAACGGCACACCCTTTTGGCTTGGCGATGACGGCTCTGTTTACCTGGCTAACGGGTATCAACCGCAGCGTATTAGCACCCATGCTATTGAGGCCGAGATTGGCAAGTCACAGGACATCTCCACGGCTCACAGCTACTTTTGGGAATCCCGTGGTCACCTTGTCTACTGCTTGACCATTCAGGATGGCATGACCTTCTGCTATGACATCAGTACGCAGATTTGGCATAGGCGCGAATCCTTCGGGTCTAACAACAGCAACACTTGGGATGTCGTGCGTGTCGGCAACAAGCTGTATAACATCAACCGAAACGACAGCAATATTTACCTGTTTGACTGGGACTACTACCGCGATGACGATGCAGGCAATATGCTTGTGTGCAAGCGCAGGTCGCAGTATTTCCACAACAACCAACAATTCCTACGCTGTAACAGTATGCAACTGGTAATGAATACGGGCGATGTGCCTGCCAATACCCGTAGCGAGGTGCTGTTCCGGTACTCCGATGATTATGGTCGCACATTCAACAACTACCGCAAGGTGACTT